TGCAAATGGAAGAGTAGATAGTGTATTTAGAAAATTTAAAATTTCAGCTAGAGCTGCTGTAGATAAATTTGGAAACACAGCTTCTCTTGAAAAAGCTTTTAAGAATGATCCAAGTGACGAAATTGAATTACTTCATGTTGTTACTTCAAGAACAGATAGGGATGTTACCAGGCCAACTTCTGACAACAAACCTTTTGCGTCAATTTATATAAACCCAGAAACTGTAGAGATAATTGCAGAAAGTGGTTTTGACGAATTTCCATATATGTGCCCAAGATATTTAAAGGCAAGCAATGAACAGGGATATGGCCGTAGCCCAGCTATGACTGCATTACCTGATATTAAAATGCTTAACAAAATGTCAGAGGTAACAATTCGATCTGCACAAAAGCAAGTCGACCCTCCATTGATGATACCTGATGATGGTTTTGTATTACCTATCAGGACAGTGCCAGGCGGATTAAATTTTTACCGAGCTGGAACTAGAGATAGATTAGAGCCCCTAAATATTGGGGCAAATAACCCACTCGGTCTTCAGATGGAGGAGCAGCGTAGACAAGCAATTCGAGCTGCGTTTTATGTGGATCAGCTACAGCTGGGCGTGGGCGGGCCACAAATGACAGCGACTGAAGTCCAGGCTCGATCTAATGAAAAAATGCAACTACTTGGTCCAGTATTAGGAAGGTTACAAGCCGAACTTTTACAGCCATTAATTAGTAGAGTGTTTATGATATTAATGAGAACAGAAAAATTAGCACAGCCACCAGCAATGTTACAAGGTGGAGATGTTGATATTGAATATGTTTCACCATTAGCTAAAGCTCAGAAACAAGGTGATATGCAATCTACAATGCAGCTATTTGAAATGATGCAGCCATTGGCCCAGGTCGATCCTAAAATTATTGATTTCTTAGATATTGATGGGATAGCAAGACATTTAATTAGAGTTCTAGGTATACCAGCTGAAGTAACTAAGGGTGAAGAAGAAATAGCTGGCATTAGATACCAAAGGCAACAAGATCAAGCCAAACAACAAGAGCAGATGAAGCAAATGCAAGATGCAGAAATGATGAATAAAGCCGCACCAGCATTAAAAGCTTTAGACGGAGAATAAAAATTTAGGAGGAGAGGATGACAACACAAGAGGAATTAATAAAAAAATCGCAAACAACAAAGTCCAACTATGAGCAACTTTTTAAGTCTTATACTGGAACAGAAGTATTAAACGACTTATCCAAAAGATTTTTTGTTTTTACTTCAACAATTCCTACGGGGAAAATTGATCCGTATGAACTTGCTTACGCAGAAGGGCAGCGTAGCGTAGTCTTGTGGCTTTTAAGTATGAAAGAGCCAGAAGAAAAACAAAACCCAAATGATATTCTTGCCCAGATATCAACAGAACCAACATAGGAGAAAATATGTCTGAACTAGAGGTTGCCGAACAGGCAGCGGTGGAAACATCGTCTGACGGTGCTAGTGTTCAAGATTGGAGGTCAACACTTCCAGAGGAGATAGCTACACATCGTTCATTAGAAAATATAACTGATGTAGGAGCATTAGCAAAAAGTTATGTTAATGCACAAAAATTAATAGGAGCTGATAAGGTTGTTTTACCTGGTAAACACGCAACACCAGAAGAGAGAGCTGAGTTTTATAGTAAAATAGGAAGGCCAGGAAGTATTGATGATTATCAAATTGATGTTGTCGATAATACACCTGACAATGTTGTTAACTTTTTTAGAAAAGCCGCATTTGATAGTGGTCTAACCCAAGAGCAAGCCGATACTTTTTTTAACAACTATAATGACTTTTCTACTACTCAACTAGAGACAAATACAAAAGCATTAGAAAGTTTAAGAGATAATGCTATCCAAGAACTAAAGTCTCAATGGGGTGATGCTTATGATGATAGGCAACAATTAGCTACAGCAACAATAAATGAGTTTGCTGGCAGCAAAGAAACTGCCAATGCAATGGCAACTACGAGAATGGCTGACGGAACTATGCTTGGAGATAATCCAAACTTTGTTCGTCTTATGTCGGACATTGGAAAATTTATGACTGACAAAATTAGCGAAGATGATCTTAGTGGAATGAAATCAAGCGGTGCTTCAACACCAAATGAAATTCAAGCTGAGATAGCAAAATTAATTGCACCTAATACTCCGTATTGGGATGGAAAACATCCAGAGCATGAACATTATGTCAATCAAGCTTTAGCTCTTCGTGAGCAAATAGCAGAAATAACTGGCGATGCCAGTTAGGTTTAATAGTAGATAAACTTCGGTCCTACAATATTAAATCTTTTTAGAGGATAAGCTTTTGCCCCTCCGTTTTAGTGGACACGATAGTCCTTTTTTATAATAGGTCTCACATTTCGTGAGGTAACCGTTTTTTTTACTTATATGGAGAAACAAATGAGTAATCAAATAACGACCGCATTTGTGCAACAGTTTTCAGCTAATATTGATCTGTTGTCACAACAAATGGGATCACTTTTGCGTAATGCAGTAAGAGAAGAAAGCATTAATGGCGAAAAAGCATTTTTTGATCAAGTAGGTTCAACTGCTGCGATTAAAAGAACTTCACGTCATGCTGACACACCATTAGTAGAAACACCACATTCAAGAAGAATGGTGGTGACTGAAACTTATGAGTGGGCAGACTTGATTGACGACAGCGACAAAGTTAGACTTTTAGCTGATCCTAAATCAACATATGCTAGAGCTGCTGCTGCTGCCATGGGGCGTGCAATGGATGATAGTATCATTTCTGCCGCAACTAGTGCTGCACTTACAGGAAAATCTGGTTCTGGATCACAGGCATTAACAAACACAATAGTACACGGATCAGCTGGTCTAACTATTGCTAAACTAGTCGAAGCTAAAAAGAAGCTAGACTTAGGTAGCGTAGACCCGTCAATCAGTAGATATATTGCTGTTAGTCCTGAGCAAGTCGAAGATTTATTAAACAACACAACAGTAACTTCAGCTGATTACAATTCTGTAAAAGCTTTAGTGCAAGGCGAAGTAGATACTTTCCTTGGATTTAAATTCATTGTCTCAAACAGACTTGCTAAATCTGGTACTACCAGAACTGCATTTGCTTGGGCTGAAGATGGATTGCTACTAGGTGTTGGCAAAAACGTCAGTGCAAAAATTGACGAAAGAGCTGATAAATCATATTCAACACAAGTATTTTATTGTGCAGATTTTGGATCTACCCGTATGGAAGAAGCTAAAGTCGTATCAATAGAATGTACCGAGTAAGGGAGTAATAGAAAATGGCTAGTGTAAAAGCAACAAATATTACTAACTTAGATGCAACACCAACAGTGCTTTCAGGTGCTGGTGATGTACATGGATCAGTAAGAGTTTTTAAAGACACTTATGAAGCAAGCTCGCTTGCTTCTGGATCTGACATCACTGTAGCAAGATTACCTATCGGTGCTAGAATTGTAGACATTCACGTTAAAGCTGACGCTTTAGGTGGTTCTTCAACTTTAGCTGTAGGCAATGGAACAACCGCTGACAAATATGTAGCGGCTACTGCTTCCAATACTGCAAATAAACTAATTAGTTTATCAGTCGATGGTAAAATCGCAACAATAGGTGATGAAATTACATCAACAATTACAGACATTTTAGTAACAACTGGTGGCGCAACCATCAGTGGTTCTATTACGACTGTGGTTTACTATACAGTTAGTTAATAACTAAAAGAATATGGGAAGGTTGAGTTATCGCCTTCCCATATTTAATTTGAGGTAAAAATGTCCTTATATAAAAACATGAATAAAAGAAAAAAAGCTGGAACAAGTAGATCCAAGAAAAAATCTACAGTTTCAGATAAAGCCTACTCAAATATGAAAGCTGGCTTTCCAAAGAAAAAAAGAAAAACAATT